TATGCTCCGCCTTCTGCTGGTGTGAATTCAACATCAATATCGCGTCCATTCATCAAATCTGTAATGTCACCATAATCTGGATCTGAAATGATTGATAACAATTCCGTATAGATTTGTTTTCCGAATCCCCAAAATTTAACTCCTTCGGATTCTTTACCGCGAATGATTACAGGAACATAAGTTCTCATTTTCGGCTCAATTTTACGGCCCATTAGCCATTCATCTTTATCGCCAGTCTTTTTTAGCTTTTCTGCAAATTCAACGATTGGATCTGCATTGCCAAATGTGATTGGTGATAACATTGATCTTTTACCAATGTCGTAATGGAAATACAATTCTAGAAATGGATTGTCTTTTCTGTGTACGTAAGGTACAATTCGAATTCTTGTTTTGCCAGCTTCGGGCTTCCACAAATTTTGTTTTTTGTCATCAGCTTTGTTTAATTGATTAAGTTTTGCTTTTATTGCATCGAGATTCAACGCCATAATTTTCCTTTTTTTAAGTTAATAATTAATAATAATATAATTGATTTACCGGTTAAATCCAAATTTAATTTTGATTTTTTTTCTCAAGTCTAGTTTGTTCTAAACTTTTTCGAATTTTTTCTTTTGTTGCTTCAGTGTGCGGTTTTCGTTTTTTACCTAAATGAGCTAATCGTTTCTTTTCTCGCGTTTCATTAGAATCTTTAATAATACCATTCGTATCTTTATTCCAAGCAGGTTTACCTTTTAGTGATTTTGACATATTTTTGATATGTTGATCTGACTTAGATTTTCCTTTAAGTGCCGTTGATATTTTTTGTTTCGTTTCGATAGAATGAGGTAAACGTTCTCGATTAAGTTGCGTTTCTCGTATGATATTGATTACAGATAAGCGTATTGATTCATATTCTCGATTTGAAATTTTATATGTTCTTTGATTTTTTTTAGATTTATATACAACCATTGCCCAAAATGCAAGTTGTATACCTTTTATGGTTGGATAAATTTCACAAAGAAGTTTATGTGCTATGAAATGTTCCCGAGCTGTTAAATCAACTAAGTTTGATGCATCATCATTTCCGCCTATACAACGAGGTGTAATATGATGCCTTTCTTTGTAACCTGTTAAGACTCTTGTTTTTGCTCGGTCAATTAGTTGCTTGTAAATTTGTTCATAATTCATTTAATTAGTTTCCTTAGTTAATTAATTATATTTTAATTAGTTATGTCGTTAAATCAAAGTTAATTGTTAATTTTTTTAAATAAATTATTATTCTGGCGTTGCATTTGTTTTGGCAATTGCAGCTTTTGCTTTTCCTGCCAATTGGCCAAAACCTGTTTTTAATGCGCTGCCGGCAGTTTTTAATTGATCTTTTACATTCATGTTATTAACTGCTGAAAATTTATCACTAATTTGAGAAAGTTTAATGATATCAGCATAATATTTGTAAAATGGCGTAGATTCTTTTGTTTTGCCAACAGTTGAATAATTTACTGTCGCATACCAAAATTTGAATTCTCCAGATTCGTGTGGTCGAGGAAGTTTTATTATATCCGGAGGAGTCTTATGATTATATGCCTTAAATGCATTTGCTAAATCTTTATTTTGCAAATTATCACTACCCATATCAGATGGAAATATTTTAACAGAAACTTTAATCCCTGTTAGTGCATTGCTGGTAAAAATAATTTGCATATCATTTTTTGTTAATGTATTTGTACTCCGTCCGTCAGTCATACCTCCAACACCTTTTGCAACTCCAGACTCCGATGTCCAACCTTGTTTTTTAAAATCTTCTAGATATACATTAAGAAAGTCTTGTTCTTCTTGTTCATTTAGATTCTTGGTACCAAATCGGCGCATATTTTCTGCAAGTATATTTTCTAATTTTTTCATGACTGTTCCTATATATAAATATTACTTCCAGGTAATTTTCTTAAAGAAAACAAGTGGAATTATGCGATATCCTCCTTCATCAGTAAGGATAAAAGAATTTTCATACATCGTCCAATCCAATTGGTAAGTTTTGTCTAACACTCCGTTGTTTACGATTCGAATTATCTCATTCAAAGCATTTACTGTATACAATGTGTTTGTTTCTTTTTTTCGATGTATGCTTATTGTATTTTGTCCTCTTTGTGTTCCAGCATCTGCATTGTATGTGCAATATAAATTGTCCGTAGCTTCTGCATTTGAAAATACAAAGATTCGTCTTTCTGGTATCGTGTAGCTTTGTTGTATGTATTCAGTTATTATGTTTAAATCTGACCTATGCGCAAATGTGCAAAGTAATTGTGTCTTTACCATTCATTTTCCTCGTTTATTTCTACATCACTTAAATCAATTTTTTCTGCACCAATTGCTTTTTCAATGATTCTAATTCTTCCTGCATCTATTACAACATAACGAAAATCGTTCGTAACGCGTATTCTATCTTTTCTAAATACAATAAATTGTAAGTCACTACCCATAATTGTATCAACAGCTTCTTGCAAATCTATATCTAATGCATCTGGTGTTCTTACGTATTTTAAACGTCGTAATTCTGCATTAATATATGTTATGTCTTGGCTTCCATCTTCAATTGGCTTAATGACCATTGACCCATCTGGATTTGTTTTTAATGGTTCAATTGACATTTCTACCGGGGTTGCATTAGGGCCACGTAAAATAACATTAGTATATCCTTGAATGTCTGAATTCATTGCATTTGCTTCGCGATAAAATTGCATTAGATATACTTTGTCTTTCATATTCAAATTGCCGGCTAAAATAAATGCTCGTCGTTTATCTAGATATGCAATTGCTTCGAGTAGTGGCCTATCAAAATATTTATGAAAATCAAATTTTGGATTTTCCATTGTTCCGCGCAACTGATCAATTCGTTTCAATGTGGTTACAATTTCATCCCAAAATTTGAATCTAGTAACACTACCTTTAGTTCCTAAACGAATTGATTTTGCATTGCCTTTTCCTCCGGAATAATCTTTGATTTCATATGATGCACCATCTGCCGTCATATCGAAAGTTGCTTTGGCGCCGTTTATTTTAGCACCATTAATTAATGTTGCTAATAAAATTTCACCTTTGCCTAAACCTTTTGGTTCTATTTTAAATAATTCATGTGCTAAGCCAGATCTAAAATTAATTTGATTTAATGCTTCTTCATTTATTCCGTTTTGTGAATATAACATTGCAGCAAATCGTTCACATTGTTCTTGTTGCAAATTATTTAAAAATTGCAATGTAGCTGCATCTGCTTCTGTTGGAAGTAAACTTAAAAATTTTTGGAACTGTTCTGCTTTGCCGGCAGATGTTACTGCACTTATTAATAATTGATTTTCTATAGAATCAAATTGAATAGCTTCTGAAATAACTTGTTTCATGTTTCCTTAGCACGGTTAAAGATTCTGCGAGCGTCGTCATTGGAAATATTAGCTACTTCTAGAAGAACTGAATACAATACTTCGTAGTCTCTGGAATTAGTAGGATAACCTTTTGGGAGTCTATAACACCACTCTGTTAAAATTAAATCTATGTTCATGTTTATTTATTTACTTATTAAAGATATAGTTTTCAATTTATCATAAATATCGCCAACTTTAGTTTTAACCGGAAAGTTTCCTTGTTCTAACATGTTCTTAATCATTGGCAACAATGTTTTTGCTTCTGCGTATTCAATATCAAATAATACTGAATCATATGTATATAGTATCATACGACTTTGATATGATTTTAATGCATCTTGAACTTGCCGTAACTTTTGTACGGATACTTCTGTTTCAACAGCTTGCAAAAAGTAGTTAAACAATTTGTTTGCTGTCATATTTTTTAATGTGTCTGCAGTTAATCGACGTTTAAGTACGGGCGTTTCAATGTAATGTTTAGATTTCCAACGTGCCCATAACTCATATATAAATGCATTTACCTTTTCAAAAAATGGTATTGCTAAAAATTCTCGATCGATACCTCCATACAACAAACGAAATGTTATTGCTTTGCTTTCTTCACGTTGCGTATCTGTTAATTCTGCAGTGTCAAAATAGAATCGTCCCAAGTAATCATGTATCGACGATACGGGCAATGCATATCCTACTAATCGAGCAATCAATCTAACGTGATATGAATCAAAGTCCATTTCTACTAGTGCACCATTATCGAAGCGACTACAAAATGCTGCTCTGGTTCCATCTTCTTTATTCATTGCCGCAAAATTGAATCCTCGAAATGCATTGCTAGGACGACCTGTTGTGGTGTGATAATTGTATTGTGAATAT